TACCAGCAAATGCTCTTAGGTAAGAACTTAGACTGGATACGCTGCTACGCCGAAGGTAAATACACCTATGTTCAAGAAGGTAGACCAGTTTGGCCTGAATACGACGACAACCTAATGTCTGCCGACCTAGAGTACGACACAAACCTACCCATACAAGTAGGACTAGACTTTGGTTTGACACCAGCCGCAGTCATCGGACAGAAAATGCCCTCTGGGGCATGGCATGTAATCCACGAAATCGTTACCTTTGACATGGGCCTTGAGCGATTTGGTCAGCAACTACTAACTGAACTAAACATTAAGTTTCCAAAGTCGCAAATAATGGTATGGGGCGACCCGGCAGGTATGCAAAGAGACGCAATCTACGAAGTAACCGCCTTCGATCACCTACGAACACTAGGTTTACGCGCTCAACCTACCCCATCGAACGACTTTAAGGTACGTCGAGAGGCGGCAGCCGCACCAATGGGCCGACTTATTCAAGGCAAACCCGGGCTTTTAGTTGATAAGAGCTGCAAATTGCTAAGAAAATCCCTAGCTGGTGGCTATCACTTCAAGCGTGTGGCTGTTGGAGCAGGGCAAGAGCGGTTCCGTGACTCACCCAACAAGAATGAACACTCCCACGTAGGCGACGCATTCGGATATTTGATGCTTGGCGGTGGTGAACACAGACGAATGACCAAAACCCCACTAGGTTTGTCAGGACAATTTATTCAACAAGGTAACGCATCCACAGACTTTGACGTATTTGCTTAAATAATGATATATAGGTGATATCATTGTATTGTAGTTTGCACCAAAGCAGATACAATTTCTCGAACATTGTCATGTTTGGAGGTCATTATGCCATTTTGGATAGCAGCCGCGATTTTAGGCGGTTCCGTATATCAAGCCACCGAAGCATCTAAAGCAGCAAGTAAAGCCCGTAATGCTTCTGCTGCAGAAGCACGTAAGGCATCCGTTCAAATGCAAGAGCAAATTTCAGCTCAGCAAGAACAAGCCAAGGTTGCTCGTGAAAGATTAGCTTCTGAGACTGCTAAATACTCAGAACAGAAAGCATCACTAGAGGCCGAAGCTAAAGCTACTGCTGCCACACTAGAAGCAGAGCGTAGAAAGCTTGGTGAAGAAGAATCATCTAAGTTACGTGCGCGTGTTCGTTCTGGTCGTCGCGCTTTACTTTCCGATGTACGTATTAATCCTGAAATGGGTGTTCTTGGCGCTGACAGCACAGGAACTCTTGGTGCATCTATTAATACTGTGGGGTAATTATGGAAATCGAAATCAAAACGGATGATGCCAAAGAGATGGCAGACAAAGGTGAGAATGGCGATAGCGTTATGGGCCATTTAACTCCGGGGGAGATAGTCTTGCCTCTGCCGTTAGCTCAAAAGCTTGCGCCAGTATTAAAGAAAGCATTTGAAATGATGGATATGGATATTGAACAATATACCGTAGGCCATGAAAAAAACAGTATGAATGAAGAATCTGGCTGTCCTGAGTTTGCTATGCCTCCACCGGGTAGTCCCGTATGGAATGCGTGGAATGCTGGTAGCCCAGATACCATAGCAAAAATTTTAAAAGAAAATCCTGAGTTGCGTCAGGATGTAATGGCTATTTCTGAGAGAGAAGATAAAGCTTCTCAAAGAGAGTTAGAAGCAGCACAAGCAGAACTTGATAGAACTCTAGCTGAACAAGATGCCTTGCAAAAACAAATTGCATCTGAACTAGAAGCAGGCAAAGAAAATATATCAAAGACTAGGCAGCAAACAGAATCAACTCAACGTGAACTTGGTGAGCGAAAGCTTTCTCGTGTACGTGCGCGTGTACGTAGCTTGTCTCGTCCTATGCTTTCTAAAGGAGTAAGTTTGTAATGGACAAATTTCAAAAGAAAGTTAAGAAGGTAATGAAAGAATACAAAGCTGGTGGCCTTCACTCAGGTAAAGGTGGTCCAGAAGTTACCAATCCTAAACAGGCTATAGCTATTGCGCTTTCAGAAGCAAAGAAAGCGACTAAGAAGAAAGCTTATTAATGGCAGTTATTACAGTTGACATTGAATCACTAAATACCAAGTCACGATTGGTGTCACTGGTTCAAAAGAACAATGCAGGCGACTATGTTGTTGTTGGTGCTGATGCGCCTATTGTTAATGTTGACGTAAACCATCAGCGTAACCATGATGGTCGGGCTTGGTTTGCTTATAAAATAGCTCCAGACAGCGCAAAGTTAGCTGATGCTGCAAGTATAGATATTGTCCTTGCGTCAGCGTCTGGTGTAGTGCCACACATGACTGTTGATGCCTTATGTCTTGGAGATGCGGAGCTTTATATATATGAAGGAACGTCTGCTACGGGAGGCACGTCTTTTACTCCTATCAATAGGAATCGCAATTATACGACTAGCAGCCAAGTTGCGATGATTATTAACCCGACAGTATCCTCACTTGGTACGCAGATTGATGCACAAATATTGCCCGGTGGTAGTGGTAAAAAGTCTAGCGGTGGTTCTGCTGCATCATTGGAATATGTATTAAAGCCACTAACAAACTATTTGTTTAGGCTTACAAATGTAAACGGAACAGCTCACGCAGCATACTTACAATTAGAATGGTACGAATAAGGAGTTGATGATGAAAGAGGTCTGGGAAAAAGATAGACCAAAAGATTTAGCAAAGCCGCAGAAGTTAAGCGAAGCAGAAAAAAGAAATGCAATGCGTCGCGCACAAAAAGCTGGCAGACCTTATCCAAACTTAATCGATAACATGGCTGCTGCAAGAGGCAACAAGTGAGTAAGTATAAAGACCCTGAAGGTGGGTTGACTGAAGCTGGACGACGTAAGTTTGAATCGTCTGGTGAAAGTAAAAACTTGCAGCCGGGAGTCAAAGAGTCAAGTCCTACAGGCGATAAAGCTAGACGTAAAGGTTCTTTCTTAACACGCTTTTATACAAACCCTAGTGGTCCATTAGTAGATGATGATGGCGACCCAACGCGATTAGCTTTAGCTGCAAACGCATGGGGTGAGGCAGTACCAAGAACTGCATCATCAGCAAGAAGACTTGCTGCAAAAGGTAGGAACCTATTAGAGAAGTATAAGCTGGAGAAAGATAATGGCTGAAATATCGTACATGAAGGGCCAGAAGCGCAAAGGATACCAAGGCAAGAAGATGGCTTTGGATGAAATCCTGCGTCGTGCTGAGAAAGCTCAAAGAAATAAAGACTTGTTTGAGTCTTTGTATCGTGATGCGTATGAGTTTGCTCTGCCTCAACGTCAGTTGTATGGCTACTATGATGGCAATTCGCAAGGCGCTAAGAAGATGGCGCGAGTATTTGACTCGACAGCAATCAACTCAACTCAGCGTTTTGCTAATCGTCTTCAGTCTGGCATCTTCCCACCGCAGCGTAAGTGGTGCAGGTTAGAACCCGGTTCAGATATTCCAGTAGAACAACGTCAGCAAGCTCAAGCAGTGCTAGATGTGTACATGGAAAAGATGTTTACGGTCATCAAGCAGTCCAACTTTGACATCGCCATTGGTGAATTCCTAATGGATATGGCTGTTGGTACTGCTTGTATGATGGTCCAGCCGGGTGATGATGTGTCCCCAATTAACTTTATCCCTGTTCCAATGTTCTTGGTATCGTTTGAAGAAGGTGCAAACGGTCAGGTAGATAAAGTATATCGTCGCATGCGTATGAAAGCAGAGGCAATAGCACAGCAATGGAAAGATGCTGAGTTCTCTGACAATCTAAAGAACTTAATAGCTACTAAGCCCACCGATGAGATGGACTTAATGGAAGCTACTATCTTAGATTATGAGCGTGGCGACTGGTGCTATCACGTTATATGCGTTACTGGTGGTAAAGAAGAAATTGTTTACCGTCGTATGGCATCGTCTCCTTGGGTTATCAGCCGCTATTCAAAAATAGCTGGTGAGATTTATGGTCGTGGCCCATTGCTTACAGCATTGCCTGACATTAAAACGCTCAACAAAACCCTTGAGCTTTTATTAAAGAATGCGTCACTAGCTGTTGCTGGTGTTTATACTGCGGCAGATGATGGTGTTCTTAACCCACAGACAGTCAAGATACTGCCCGGCGCTATCATTCCTGTTGCTAGGAACGGTGGACCACAAGGTGAATCACTGCGACCACTAGCTCGTGCTGGTGACTTTAACGTAAGCCAGATTGTAATTAACGATCTGCGTCAAAACATTAAGCGTACATTGCTTGATGAGTCGTTGCCACCAGACAATATGTCTGCACGTTCTGCTACTGAGGTAGTTGAGCGTATGAAAGAGCTGGCACAAAACCTTGGCTCTGCATTTGGTCGCTTAATTAATGAGACGATGATACCGATGGTGTCTCGTATTCTGCAAGTTATGGACGAGCGTGGCCTAATTAATATGCCACTTCGTGTTAATGGCCTTGAGGTTAAGGTGTCTCCTGTTGCTCCGCTAGCTATGGCGCAGAACATGGAAGAAATTAACAACATCATGCAGTTTATGCAGATTGCTAATTCACTTGGTCAAGAAGGTCAGATTGCAGTTAAGACTGGTGACTTAATTGATTACATTGGTGACAAGCTTGGCATACCGTCTGCTGTGCGTAACTCTGCTGCTGAGCGTGGATACTTAATGCAGCAAGCGCAGAACATGCAAACAGAACAAAATGTAACTATGGCTATGGCTCAACAACAGCAAGGGGGTCCAATTGCAGCCTGATATTAGTCATCACTTTGCTGCTGGTCTATATGCTAAGCAGCATTTCATTCCTAAAGGGTATGCAGTAGCTAAGCATGTCCACAATTATTCGCACCTATCTATCTTAGCCAAAGGTATTGCTTGTGTTGATGTTGATGGTGAACAGACGATATACGAAGCGCCAGCATGTATTGAGATTAAGGCTAACTGTAGTCATGTAATTATTAGCGAAACAGATTGTATTTGGTACTGCATCCATGCGACGGAAGAAGCAGAAGCAGATTTAACTACTACAGAAATAATCGAAGGAGAGCCGTATGAGTGGATGGGACGACTTGGAGGCAATGCAGCAGTCGCTTGAGCCACCAGAATCTAGTGATACAGATAAATTGTGCTTGCGTGTATTTGGCACAGAAGAAGGGCAAAAGCTGCTTAAATGGTTAAGAGATATGACCGTTGAGCAGCCATGCTGGGGGCCGGGGAGTGATCCTTCTTACGGCTTTTTTTTGGAAGGGAGATGCTCTTTAGTAAAAGAGATTGAATCCCGAATTAATAGAGCGAGGAACTTTTGAGCGATACTAATACGGCAGTCGAGCCTAGTGATTCAGCAGCAGCAGAACCTACTGGCCTACTTGACAACGTAGAGCCTACTGAAGCTAGTGATGCTCCTTCTGATAGTCAAGCATCAGTAGAACACAGGACAGCAGAATCAATCCCTGATGATGAGGCAGTTGATCGTCCTGACTG